TGGTATGTCTGCTGATGTTTTAAAGGTTGCTCAACAATATGGCATGAGTACAGTACAAGGCCATTATCATACAAAATTTAGTATTGGATATTACTCTAATCCAGACCGTTTATGTTTTGGTATGCAAGTCGGTTGTCTTATCAATCAGAAGTCTATGGCATTTGATTATGCTAAGAACTTTAAATCAAGATTCATTGTGGGTTGTGGAATGATTATTGATGGTCAACCAAAACTTATGCCTATGGTATTAAATAAGGACGGTAGATGGAACAAGAAGATAGTTTAGCATTACTTGAGTCATTTATTGGCGAAACTGTGGAAAACGTAGAATATATGTCAGATATAAATTCTGATTTAATAAAAATTACTTTTAAAAACAAAGAATCATTCGTTGTTAATGGGGATTTTGAAATCTATATTGCAATACCAAAAGATACGGAGTTTCATTAATTATGCAAATGGCAGATATAACAGAAATTGCTAAACATATGGAAGGCGCATATATTGAAGATGTGCAAGTCGTATATGGCGAAGATACTTTAATTATCACTATAAACCATAACGGTGAAGTATCAACTGTAGAGATGATTGTAGACAGTATTTATTTGGAGATAGATGAGTAAACAGAAGATAACTTTACCTAACGGTATTGAAACGGATAACTACTCTAGAGATTATATGTTATATTGCGAAGCATTAAACCTTAGCAAAAAACCTTTAGAAAAGAGACAAGAATGGTTAGAAAAGTTAAAAGACAAGGAAAGAGTCAAAGCATTAAAAGAATGGTTGACTTTTATATGGAAGAATCGTTCCTCGTTCTAATATGTAGTTACAGTGCGTATGTTATATGCAAACTGTTATACCATTCTTATCTGTCGTACACACTATAATTGTACCGTCTGGTGTAATTACAGTTTTTGCGTTTGCATTAAAAGTTACAAATAAACTAAACATCAAACATAACACTACATAATCTATTTTATTCATTATTACTCTCCTCAAGTTTAATGATGTTATTTGGAAACATTTTGTAATGTTTTCCCCTCCAAGAATGACTAACTTCTACCCTACAAGTTCCATCATCTTGATTATAGAATACCACATCAAAATGGTCTCCGTCAATTATTAATTTTCTTGTTATCATTTTTACATATTCCATTTCCATATATATCTCGTCCACACCACCAAACCACATGGAATGTGTTAGCAGGTTTTTTACATTTGTGACAAACCTGATTACCTAATTTAATCTTCGTCATGCAAAGAGTCGTCTATCCACACATCAGGCATAATAGGTGGTGACATTAGTCTCGACAACTTATCAGCATATATCTCTTCTTCTCTATCTAAGTACCATCTTTGCTTTTTACACTCTTCAATCCTGTTCTTTAACTTTTCTACTTCAGTTAAATCTTTGGATTGTTTATGACCTCTTCTATCAAGATACTTTCTGTTATTACCCTTACAGTATCCGATAACTTCTTCTTCAGTCATCTTAGCTTTTATAATGTCAAATGTTTCTATACCACCGACTTTATAATGGTCTGGATTAATAGGATCACTCATTTTATTACCTCTTTATCAATAACAATTAAATCTTCAAAAACCTCACACTTCGTATCTTTGACCTGAAGGTAAATATTATTCATCTCCAACGACCTAATCAATTTACCCTTGTAACACATGAACTCTTCTTTAGGGGGTTCTTGTATCAAATCATAATGAATATATATTCCAAATGCAAGGAATATTACTGCAAAACTAACAAAAATTTTAAGTATTTTCATGACCATAAACTAATTCTCCGTTCATAATTTTTTTTAATACCAAGAGTATAATTACACTTGTAATACAAGTATTACAAATTTAAAAGAAAGGGGAATGACTATGTGGACAAAACCATCAGCAACTGAAATGCGTTTCGGATTTGAAGTAACAATGTACGTATGCAATAAGTAATTATTTATTTTAGGGGCTTGTAAAGGCCCCTAGTAATTTTGCAATATCTGTTAATTCGTTATCCAGAACAACATAGTTGTTTAAGTACCCAAGATTTTCTACTCTATTAATTTTAAGTATTTTCTCTTTAGTAATCCAACCTAGTATATTCCCATTAAAAGTTTCTGGATATAACCTAACCGAAATATAAACATCTTTTGGGTTTTTGTTATATTGTTCTACCATTTCTAATGTTCTGGTATGAAACTTTTGCGTTCTTGTTTTTACATCAATTGTAATACCATTAACAATAAAATCATACTCATCAGGTTTAGTGTAATGAGTATTGTCCTCTTGATACATTATATTGTGATCAATTAACCATTGCTTAAATATCTTTTCACCTAGTTTACCTTCAAACATTTTTTGTTGTTTGTCATCTAATGTGCCATTATGAAAGTCATGTCTATTAGATGTATGTGATCTAGATAATAAAGCATAATCCTGCGCTTCATCGATAAGGTCTTGACCAATGTAAATCAATGGGGAACTCATCGTCTCCCCATTAATCTCTGATAATTAACAGTGTTCTTCTTAATCCAATGAAAATCTATTTCTACCTTTACCATTCCCTTCCTTTTTGTAAACTTAGTTAAGAATGTTGATTTACCTTTTGGTAGGTATTTAAGATTATCTTTATGAACAAGTCTAATTACTTTAGAACGGAATGTCATCTTCTAATTCATTTAATTGATCAGATAGTGACACTTGTTCATCTATTGACGCTTGTAAAGGTGTATCTTTTGAGCCGTTACCATCTTGATAAATAACTCTTACGTTACCAAGAATAGGTGTTTTTACACCACCTTGTCTTTCGTCTTGTGATACAGATTGACTAATAAATCCGTTATTGTCATATTGGTCTTTGTTATCAGTATCAATAAAAGTTGTTAAATCTAGATAAGTACCTTTTTCACCCTTGTACAATCTATCTTTATCAATCTTAGTTACATCTATTCTTACGCTTAATCCTACACGCATACTATTTCTCCTTGTTGTAAATTGGTTTTCTAGACCATCGTTTTGGTTCTTTATCATCATTAAGACATTCCATAAATTCTAAAGCGTATGGAGTGTACCACTCGATAAAGTCTTTATCATAGTTGACCAGTTCTGTATGTGTTTCATTTGGTGTCCATACAAAGAAATAACAAGCTTTAGTTTTTGTACAGCACATTTGAAGCTGCATTTGAAACCAATACCGATCTGGTATACCATCATAAATCTGTTGTGTGAATGGGCATTTAATCTCTACAGGAAGACCTCTACAATAGGCATCTGGTGATGCACCAAAAGGTAAACTATCATGTACAACTAACTTATTACCCGATTCACATATCTCTGATTGTTCTAACTCGAAACGAGAGAGAGCGATGTGTTCATTTGCAGAGCCATACGCTGTCATTTCATTTCCCTGAAATGGAGGTTCTCTAAACGTAAGTTGCCTCCATAATTTTTTACGATCATATATTGCACTCCATGCTCTAGATGCAGTGATGATATTATGTCGTCTGTTATCCTTTAGATGATCTGAGCTCATTTGCAAAGTCCCTTAAATGTTCTTTTTCGGAAGGATTCATTCTAAAGAAAAATGCTTTAAGGTCACCTTCTTGATGTGCTTTAATCATACCTTCTTTTAGTTCTTTTTCCTTTTCTTTGGATAAAGGTTCTAGTTTTACTTCTTGTTGTGTAACTGCATTACCAACTTCTTCTGCAGACGCAACCGAGTTATCTATACCAATACCAAAAATGCCTAATGCACGGCCAATTGCGCTTGTTTCACAGTTTTCTATATAAGATGTTTTGTTAATAAAAGTTGACCCTTCTTTTTCATACGCATGACCTACTGCAACAATTTGGTTGTTTACTACAATCTGCGCTCTAAAAACACAAGTACCCATTTCATTAGATAACATCTCTGTAAGTATAGACGCATCTTTGTAATTCTCTCTAAAATGTCTAATACGTTCATTTACCTCAACGTACTCTTTACCTTTAATATTTACTGATCTTAATTTAGTCATTAGACTTCTCCTTCTGTTCTTGTTCCTGTTGTTGAATTTTTGCAAGGGCTGCATCGTTGTCTGCTTGAAACTCTGCATTCCACTCTTGTAACAGTTCTATAAATTTGTCCATATCACTACTCCTAATCCTATGATTAATGTTAATAATATTAATTTATCTTGACGGTTCTTACGATTAATTTCTTGTTGACGTTCTTTCCAGTGATTAAATTCTCTCACAATTACTCTCCTTATAAAAATTTTATTAAACACGATAATTAAAATAATGTCAATTTATTTTCCTTGTAAATAATCAATATAATGAAATGCGTCATCTTTTGAATTAAAAGATTCTAAATAAAATTTATTCTCAAATACCATATACACTTTTTCTTCATGGTCGTATTTAATATTAAACTCAGAAGGTGGTTGAGACTCTAACCACCCATCATAATCTTGTAACCAACTATCTCTATTCATTTCATTCTCCCTATTTAATTAATGCGTATTGAATTAACAATTGTAAGTTTAATTTGTATGGATTATCTTTTTCTATTCTTTTTGATAACCTACGCATTGACCTTACTGTTTCTTGATCTCTATCTTCGCAGATCTTGTTTATTATTTCTTGTGCAGTTAAATTATTCATCATTATTCCTCTTTGTTATTTACATATCTATAAATACAAAACACAGAAAAAGGTAAAAATTAATTTACCCTTTTCTTAAATGCGATCCAATATGCCTCATCTATTGGTAATTCGTATGAGGTCTTTAAACCTTTAAGTTTAAAGATTAAAGAATCTCCCTGAATGGTAACTATAATATTACGATTACCTCTTTCAAACTTTACTACATCTGTTTCTCTTGTTACTGGTTTTGTTAATTTTGTTGCCATGTTACTCTCCTTATTTATTTAACTTACAAGAACATATTACCATATCTAAAAATAAAAAGCAATACCTTTATTAAGTTTTTTTATAAATATTTTATAAAATAGTTATTGACTTATTTAAAACAATAGATTATTCTTGTCAGGTATTAACAAAGGAGAGTAAAATGAAAACAGAATTTAAAACAGTAAAAGATTTACCATCACTGGAAGAGATGCAGAAATTTGTTGGTGGTTATGTCGAAGCGTTACAATTAAAAAATGGACATACGTTGTATGTAAACGAAGATGGTAGAATAAAAAATTTACCAGTTAATAAAATGGCAACTGCATTTTGGGACGCTACATATGTTAATGGTGGCCCAATAGTAGGAAATGTTATTCATCATATACAGGAGAAATAAATGAAGTATGAAGACGCAATAAAATTATTTAATAACAGTGCAAGGGAAATGGGAGAGACTCTAGGTGTCTCCCAACCTGCAGTTCAATATTGGAAGAAGACTGGAGAAATTCCTAAGGTTCGTCAACAACAGATTGAGTTATTAAGACAAAGTGCAAACAGTAAAAAAGAATATTACAGTGATGGTAAAAAAGTTACTAAGTCTGCATTTTACAAATTAATGAACTGGTAGGTCTATGAATTGGTATGAGTATATTGTTGTAGATGAGGAAGGAGTACCGTTGCGTAAATTTTCTAATATAAAGTCTGCAAGGGAATACATATCGATTAGACCTGAATTTAAAATACTAAAAGTCACTCATGACATGATTGAAGAAATTGGGGAGTGTTTATTTTGAGAATAAAGAATTGGGATAAATTTCAACATTTTAAGCCTATGAATGTAAAATATAAAAAACAAATGACGTGGTTAAAGTTGTATGGTGGGGATATTCTAAACGATTTAGAATGGTTTGAATTATCTGATGCACATAAAGCTATCTATATAGAACTACTTTGTCTTGCAAGTCAACATGAAGGTAATTTACCAGATATAAAGAAGATTTGTTTTAGACTTAGAAGACCTGTAGATCAAATAGAGACTGCGTTTAAAGCATTAGAGCATTGGTTGGAAAACGGTGTATATACAGCGTATATACCAGAGGATAGTAGAGAAGAGAAGAAAAGAGGTACTTCTATACGTTTTGAAGAGTTTTGGAAATCATTGTTACCTAAGCGCAGAAATAACAGGGTAGGTTGTCTCGATAAATGGGAGATCCATAACCTTGATGAAAAAGCAGATATAATTATTAGTTGGGTGAAAAAGATGAATATAACCAAAGAATGGAAAGAAGGTTTTAATCCAAGTCCAGAAGTTATTATTAATCAAAGACGATGGGAAGATGGTGTTATAAACATAAATAGATTTAAAGGAAATATGCTATGAACGTGGGAGAAATGATGGAACGCATAGTTGTTACCAAAGATATGGTTGATGAAGCAAGTGGTCAATTAATAGTTACTGACTATAAAGTAAAATCAACTGATGGTTATTTAGAACAACTAAAGAAGTTTTACAAAGAAGAAAGAGGTACTGGATATTCTTTGCCTTGGTCAAAATTAGAAAGTAACTTTGGTATTAGAAAAGGTGAGCTTACAGTTTTTACTGGAGTGTCAGGTCATGGTAAAAGCATGATGTTGTCACAAATTAGTTTGTATTTAATGCACATGACTAAAGTCCTTATTGCAAGTATGGAAATGAAACCTGTACTTACACTTAGCCGTATGGTACAGCAAAGACTAGCTGACCCTAATCCAACAGAAAAATACTTAGAGGAGTTTTGTCAATACTATACGGATAAACTATATATTTATGATCAACAGGGAGTTACAGATTCTAAAGATATGTTTGCTATGTTAAGCTATGGAAAAGCTATCCTGGGTATTGATGTGTTTGTGATAGACAGTCTTATGAAAATTTCTGACGTGCCTGAAGACGGCTACGAACAACAAAAAGTTTTTATAGATAGACTTGCATCGTATTGTCGTGATTTAGATATTCATGTATTTTTAGTTTGTCACACAAGAAAAATGGGAGACGAAAGTCAAAGACCAGATGCAACAAACATTATGGGTTCAAGTCACATTCGCAATCTTAGTGACAATATAGTTTTGTGCTTTAGAGATCGTAGTGTAAGCGATAGAATTGCTGAAGGAGATTTAGATGCAAAAGACTTACCTACTGCATATCTATTTGTACAGAAACAAAGAAATCATACTTGGGAGGGTGGTTTGCCATTATGGTTTAATGAGAAATCTTTGACATATAAGGAGACAAGATGAACATAAATGAAGCAGTTAAAAAATTAGCAAAAGAGTTTAAATCTCACACTTATCGAATAAAAGATAAAAATGGCGTGGTATTAAAGTTTGTTAAAAATGGCGTGACTATGGAGGTGCAAAGTGAAATTAAAAAAAACACTTCATGTAACGGACAAAAGTAATTATTTAGAAGTTGTATTAGCTACTGTAACTTCTTTACAAGAAGGAATTTATGACATGATTATTATGGACAAAGATTTTTCTAGAAGTCATGATCAGAATAGTTTATTATGGGGAGTAATTTATAAAGGACTATCTGATACAACAGGCTATACTCCAGAAGAACTACATGATATATGCAGGTCAAGATGGTTAGTTGATGACGAAGGTGATTTAATGTCAACTGCAAGTTTAACTAAAAAAGAGTTTAACGAGTATGTTGACAAAATAATTAACTGGTCTAAATCTTTAGGAATTAAACTTGAAAAAATCTGAAAAGGAATACTTTGCAAAACTTGTTGAATTTGGTTGCGTGGCTTGTAAAAAAGTTCATGGTGTTTATACTCAACCATCTATTCATCATATACGAGCAGGTATGGGTATCGGGCAACGTAACAGTACGGAAAATTGTTTGCCACTTTGTCCTTCTCACCATCAGACTGGCGGTTATGGTGTTGCATTTCATGCCGGCAAAAAAGCATTTGAAGAAAAATACGGAACGGAATCAGAACTTCTAGATTGGTTGAAAGCGAGGTTGTAATGTTTGAGTATTGTTTGATTGTATATTTAACAATGGAAGATCCAAAATATATAGGAAACTTTGAAAGTTGTGCAGTTGCCAATTTGTATGTTGCAGAGTATTATAAAGATGCCCCATATACAGTCTGTCTTCACGAAGACTATATAGTTTTACCAGAAGGATTTATAAAGAGAGAGGTAAAATATGAGTAATTATTTTGAAAATGAAGGAAGTATTAATAAAGTAGAAAACTTAGATTTGTTTGGTGGTAACGAAACTTTTGATTCTAGTTTAACAAATACTAAAACTTATCTTATTAATCAGGCATATGAATGGGAAGGTATGTTGGAATATAACAATGTATTTCAAGATGGCCCTGAGTATTCAATAACTTTAAAGTTTAGAAATGAAAAAGATTTTCTAAAGTGTAAAGAAGAGATAAGATCTAAATTATATGATGGAGAAGTGTTTCTTAATGGAACACAAGATAAGAAATTCAAACAAGCATGGTATCCACTTAGAGAACAACCAAGTGATCATGTCTATATATCAACTAATCCAAAAAATCCAAGATTTCCAATTTATATTGTAAGTAAAGGAAGATGGGAAACTAACCCAACAAGTCGTGCATTAATGGAAATGAATGTACCATTTCGTGTAGTTATAGAAGAACCTGAGTTCGATAATTATGCAAAACTTGTAGGTGAAGAACGTCTATTGATTCTTCCTGAAAAGTACAAAAAAGAATACAACACATTTTGGGAAGATGATGATGGTCGAGTAGGGCCAGGGGCTGCAAGAAACTTTGCATGGGATCATTCTATACAGGAGGGTCATGATTGGCACTGGGTAATGGACGATAACATAGGACATTTTTATAGGTTCAACAATAATGTTAGATCACCTGTAAAAGATGGAACATTGTTTTATGCGTGTGAAGATTTTGTATTACGTTATGAAAACATTGCACAAGCAGGGCCTAACTACACAACATTTTGTCCTCCTGCAGAGGGTAGACCACCTATAATGATGAACACAAGGATATATAGTTGTCTTCTAATTAAAAATGATATGCCTTATAGATGGAGGGGTCGTTATAATGAAGATACTGATTTATCATTAAGAATGTTAAAAGATGGATATTGTACTGTGCAATTTAACTTTTTATTACAAGGCAAAATGGGAACACAACAACTAAAAGGTGGTAACACAGAAGAGTTTTATGCAAACGAAGGTACAAAAAATAAGTCTCAAATGTTAGAGGATATGCACCCAGACGTTGCAAGTGTTGTATATAAGTTTGGTAGATGGCATCATCATGTAGATTATTCGCCATTTAAAAATAACAAATTAAAAAGAAAAGAAGGTATAATCATTCCAGACAATAATGATAATTACAATATTATTAAAATAACTAAGGAAGAATATGGGCAAAGGAAGCGTACCTAGACCAATTCCTGATCCTAAAAAGTTTGAAGAGAACTGGGACAGGATATTTAAAAAAAACAATGAGCAATCTAAATCAACAGACAAGAAAAAGATTAGTTGAACAAGGATACCTTGTTGAAAATGTAGAGCAATATAATACATTTAGTAGAAGAAAAAACGATTTATGGGGCTTTATAGACTTTCTTGCAATAAAAAAAAATGAAGTTCTTGCAATACAGGTTACATCTAAAAGTAACATGAGTAGTCGTAGACGCAAAATAACAGAACATGAAAATTTAGCTATAGTTAGAGAGTCTGGAATAAGAGTTGAATTATGGGGATTTTACAAAAAGGAAAACGGAAGATGGGAAGTGAAAATAGAAGACTTATCGTAAAAAGTAAACATGATTTTAAAAATTACGAATATGAAGTAAATGGGAAGAAATGTCAAAGACAAGAAGCAGTAGATGCAATACTTGATTTAATGGCTGGAAAATCTATGACCATGCAGGAAATTGGTAAAGAATTAAAAATTAATGAAAGATCGATGTCTAACCTTATTAAAGTTATGCGTGAAAACAATTTAATTACCAACACAAGATTAAGGCGCAACAGACATTACTTGTACAAAACAAAAGATGATTGTCTTATATCAAGTTATTTGTACCCAAGTCCAAAAGATATTGAAGATAAGTTTACAGTAAAAAGTAGAAAAACTTACAAAGCAGAAGATACAAAAGTCGTAAGTTACAACACAAAAACAATAGTTAAATATACTACAACATCTCTTGACTTTGTTGGTTAAATATTATGCAATATAAACTGTTAATGGAATATATGGATATGTGGAAAAGATACATGAAACATGATAACCACAAATTAGGGTTTCCATCACGAAGTATAGGTTTAAACAATTCATCATCTACATCTTTTGATGACATGGTGGAGGAATTAGATAATAATATTGTACGCACAATTAGCGCAGTTGTAGATTCTTTGGATACTGAACAAAGAAAAGCAGTGTGGGCAAAATGGTTAGGTGCAAAAAAACCAATGTATTATGAATTAAAATTACAACTTGCAATAGACAACCTATTAACGATTGTGGGGCGAAGATTAAACATATAGTATTGACTTATTTTAATGTTTCCTGTATAATTGAGTCTGGATAGGAGTACTCAGCTTATTGCTTTTAGACGAGAAGGTTACTCTCCCATCAATCCTACTTTCTCGTCTGTCTCAGTAGACCCACTTCGGTGGGTCTATTCTTTTTGTTTCATAGGATATTCTTTTCCTAGGATTTTCCTATGACATATAATATAAGATAAGATAAAATAAGATAATATAAGAGGACAGTTATGAGTTATGGTAAAAAACCAATGAAGAAAACTAAAAAACCAATGAAGAAGAAATACTAATGGCTAAAGGTGTTCCTCATTATTTGCCTAATGGTAAATTACATACAGGTAAAACACATAAGCACAATGGCAAATTAATGTCAGGCGCAACACACACTGCAACAAGTAAAGTATTATCGCATAAGAAACCAAAAGGTAAATAATTATGGCTAAAGGATTGTATGCAAACATTCACGCAAAGCAAAAACGTATTAAAGCTGGATCAGGAGAGCGAATGCGTTCAGTTGGAGCAAAAGGTGCGCCTACTACAAAACAGTTCAAAGAAGCCGCAAAAACTGCCAAACCTACAAGATCTACTAAAAAACGTAAGTGATTGTGTATGAGCGATGCAAGATTAAAGCGTGTAGGGGTATCAGGATACAATAAACCCAAAAGAACACCAAGTCACCCAACAAAATCTCATGTAGTAGTTGCAAAATCAGGAGATCAGGTTAAAACAATACGATTTGGTCAACAAGGAGTATCTGGAGACAAAACAAATACAAAACGTGCAAAGTCATTTAAAGCACGTCATAGTGCAAACATTGCAAAAGGTAAGATGAGTGCAGCTTACTGGGCAAACAAAGTTAAATGGTAGATGACAGTCCTTGTAATGGGGTATGTCGAATGAAAAACAATAAATGTGAATCATGTAATAGGACATACGAAGATTTAGGCCAATGGCTGTATCTTAGTCGTGAAGCTAGATTAGAACGAATGAAACAACTTAAACGAGAACGAAATGGCAACTCTTGAAGAATTAATGCAACAATCATTATTGAATGATAGAGAGAAGATGACATTTGGAGCGTCTGGTTACTACGCAAACCAAACAGGCGAAGGTGAAACATCTTTAGGTAATAACGAATATAGTCAAGCAATGCAATACAAACAAATGGTTGACATGATGAATGCACAACCACAAATTTTACAGGACAATGCTATACCATTAGATCAAGACCCATTTCAAGCATATGGTGGTAGAATATCTACTGGAATACCATTAGGTGAACAACAACGACTACAATTAGGAATATCTGCACAAGGATTTAATGATCCATATTTTAGTCAACCATTAAGACCTACAGGTGTAGATGCAAGTTATCAAACAGGTAATACTGGTTTCGGAGTAAGTTACGACCAATTATCTCCAGACCAGAAAAGATTATTATTTAGTATATTCAGAGACTTTTAATATATAATAAAGGAATGTAATGACCCATTTGGAGTTACGATATGACAGACAGAACAGACGCACAAAAACAACAATTAGAAGACGCTAGAGAGAAGGCTCGAGAAGTCAACAAGGGAAATAATTATTCCAGTAAAAACAATAGGTTACTGAATAATACTCTGAAGCTCATAGTAACTCAAGATGATGCAAAACGTGCAAGAAGAATCATGGAAGCATTAGTTGCAAAAGCAGAAGATGGTGACACTAAAGCAATAGATATGGTATTGGATAGATTAGAAGGTAAAGTCGTCCAAGAGAATAAACTATCTGGAGACAGTGAACAACCATTAATCATTAATGTAGTTACTGGAATTGATGACTGAGGAAAAGAAACATACTGGTTATCAACCAAGAGAACATCAAAAACTTATTCACAAGATGATTAAGGAACATAGGTTTTCTGTCATAGTAGCTCATAGAAGATTTGGTAAAACAGTAAGTGCAATAAATCAATTAATACATAGTGCGTTAAAGTGTACTAAAAAGAATCCAAGATTTGCATACATTGCACCAACTTATAGTCAGGCAAAAAGAATTGCGTTTGATTATTTAAGAGAATACACAAGACCACTTGACGCAGTGGTAAATGTTGCAGAATTAAGAGTAGACTTCATGAATGGTAGAAGAATATCATTATATGGAGCAGATAACATTGACAGTCTTCGTGGTATATATCTAGATGGTTGTTTTGTAGACGAATACGCTCAGTGTAATCCATCATTATTTAGTGAAGTAATTAGACCTGCACTTGCAGATCGACTTGGATATTGTGCATTTATTGGTACACCTAAAGGTGCAAATCACTTTAAATCTCTTAGGGATCGTGCAGAAAAAGGTGAAGACAACTGGAAATTGTTAGAATTTAAAGCATCAGAAACAGGAATACTATCACAATCAGAATTAGACTCTGCATTTAAAGAAATGGGAGCTGATAAATACAATCAAGAGTTTGAGTGCAACTTTAGTGCAGCTGTAGAAGGTTCATACTACGGTCAGATAATGAATGATCTTACTGAACAGAACAGAAT